AATATAAAGGAAATACATCCTACAAAGCCATACAAGAGAAGTATGTCAAGTAATTTGCATAAACATGAAATGGGGCTTCGGCCCCATTTTTTTATGCCTGTATACTTGTACGTATGAATTACATCCAAGAGGTCAATGGCAATGATAACTACATTGAACGAGATGGTCGTGTTTACCGTAAAACACCTCACGGAGAAGCCCTTGTTTGTAGTGCACTAATTGATAAAGACGGAGTTAAACGTAGATGTAGAGCGTTGGCTCTTTCAGGTCAAGAATATTGCATGGCACATGGCGGTGCACATTTACGTAAATCAGAAACACCTCGATACCTTGGGCATCTTTTTCAAGCAAACCGCAAAAGGTTTAGTAAAGTTGGTAAAGAATTACTAGAGAAAGTAGACGCTTACCGTGATGACCCAGATTTATTTAGCCTACGGGATGATACTGCTTACGTAACAGCACTGCTTGATCAACGTGCAGAAGCCGCGGCTGAAGGCGTTGGTATTGAACAATATCGTAAGCTTGAATCTGCTTATAACCTAGCTCGTTCTAAACTAGGTTCTCCAGATTTTATTGATGCATTTGAACAAATAGGTGATTTGCTCAAAGAGAAGCTTGATGAGTACTCAGCCAGTAAAGATGTCCTTGACCTTATAAACCGCCGTACAGACCTTGTAGAAGCCGAACAACGTATGATGCAAACAAAGGCATATACATTGGAAGCCGATCAAGCGTTTATGTTAATCATGCAAATTGTAGATGTTGTAAAAACAAATGTCCGTGATTCAGATGCGTTAACAGGAATTCAGTCTGGTATTAATAAACTACTTCGTCAACATAAACAAGATACTAAAGAAGATATACAGGACGCAGAAATTGTAAACAATGTCGAATCACCTCAAACGAACAACACCTAAAGAGTTTAGGCATTTAACTAGTTCCGATAAACCATTGTCAATTGCACTTCTTGAAGCACTAGGAGAGCAAATCGGACAAGTTATTGAAACAGGTGATTATGATTCTGGTCGAGCATTTGCTATAGATGGAGCGCAATTGAATTACAAACATTGGCTAAAAACATACGCACCACATGCTACATCCAGTGAACTAGGAGTACATCACATTCGTGCATGGGAATGGGCTGAAGGAATTACAGCAGGTTCACCTCCCCCGGCTCTTATTGAGTGCTGGTTTAGAGGTGGTGGTAAATCGACAACAATGGAACACATTGCAGCGCGCATTGCTGTCAAAGGGTCAAGACGTTTTTTGTTATACGTTTGTTCTACACAAGAAGCCGCTGACCGACACGTATCAGATATAGCACACACAATGGAGCGATGCGGTATTGAAAGGGCTTTAAACAGATATGGCTTTTCAAAAGGATGGAATGCTTCTAAACTCCGTACAGCCAACGGCTTTAACGTTCTTGCGTTCGGTTTGGACACTGGTGCTCGCGGTGTTAAACTTGACCACCTTCGTCCTGATTTCATTATCCTTGATGATATTGATGAGCTTGATGACTCTGTCAATCGGGTTGAAAAAAAAATAGCAACTATAACGCAAACGATTTTGCCTGCAAAAAGTACAGACTGTGCAATCGTATTTGTACAAAATAAAATTCACGCTAACTCAGTTATGGCACAAGTGCTTAGTGGCGAACTAGACATGTTACAAAATCGCATTCAGTCACCTGTTGTTCCTGCTGTTGAAGATTTGCAATACGAACCAATTGAGCGTGATGACGGACGAGTTGGATACAAAATAACGGGTGGCACACCTACATGGGAACACAAAAACCTTGATGTTTGCCAACGTGAGATAGATGATTACGGAATCATTTCTTTCCTTAGAGAGTGTCAGCACGAGGTTGGTGTTGGCGGTATGTTCTTCCCTGACTTTAAAGAGTACGACTTACAAGGTAAACAATGGCACGTTATTGATAGCGTAGACGTTGCACCTTGGTGGCGTATATGGGCTAGTCATGACTTTGGCACAGGTGCACCTGCGGCAAGTCTTATTTATGCCAGTGATGACAATGAAGATGTATACGTTATTGGAGAATGTTACGAAGCAGGATTAGTATCGTCTCATCAAGCAATGAAAGTTTTAGAAGCATTAGAAAAACGGCAATGGGCAACTCCAATCAAAAAGAACGTACGCGAAGGACTTTGGCAAACTCGTTTAGAAGCCATTGCTTTCGACTATGCTAATACTTTTCCTCCTGAGAATATTGATCAGCGGGTAGGTGAATATCCAGTAGAAGTGTGGTGGAGACGAGGACTCCCAGCGGTACGTGCTGTAAAAGACAGAAAGGCTGGTTGGCGTAGGTTAAAGGAATGGCTTGTTGCAAGTCGTGTAAAAGACGGAAATATAATTCCAAGATTTCGTATAGTACGTGGAGCATGTCCTAATCTTATCCGTGAACTTAAAGCTGCTATGGCTAATCCAAAAGATCCGGAGGAACTTGATCCGGGTACTAAGAGTGACCACGCATTAGATAGTCTCAGATACGGAGTTATGTGGAGAGAGTATCCCGTGCAATGTCCACATACAAATGCTAAAGCAAATAGGCCACTTTGGCTAGGTAACAACGAAGAGGACAAATTCGTATGATACTCAGTGATATTATTCTGTATCTATTGCTAACAGGTATTCTTGTGTTTTTAGGATTAATAACTTGGGAATTACGCTGGTGGCGACAAATGCATGACGAATTACAAGCGTTTATACGCAAGGATGACAGGTACTTGTAATGGCTATTCCATTTCCTCAGTTTGGCAAGAAGAAACCTACATTAACATCTGGAATGTATAATCGTTCTATTCCTGTACCAATGAATCCGCCCGGTATGGCTGAAATAGAACAAAATATTATTGCAATGAAAAAGCCTAATAACGAAGGCACTCAAGGTTCATTTGAAGTTAAAAACTTAAATCTTACAGATAAAGATGACCTTACACTTGATCACGACGCAAGTACATGGGCAGTAGACCCTAAAGAGCAACCAGAAGAAGCAGTTAAAGTAGTAAATTTTGTAAGAGAACAGTTTGATACAGCTTACCGCGCACGTCAAGAAATGGAGCTTGAATGGGCACAAGCTCTTGCATTTTTTGAAGGTCGCCAATGGTTTCGGATTAACAGTCAAACTCGTAATCTAGTACAGTTACAAAATCCAGCAGAACCTAACCGTTACGTAACCGTCAACAAGATGAGACCACTTATTGATGGAGTGGTTGGAAAACTAACGCAAGTTGCTCCTGATGCAAGAGCTGTTCCACTGTCACAGAATCCTAAAGATCAAGCTGCCGCAGATGAAGCAAACTTTATTGCTGGACATTACACTCGTAAGTTTGATCGTGAAACTCAGACTAAAGAACGGGTTCGATGGGCATGTATTACTGGTACGTCTTTTGTAAAAGTGTATTGGAAGGCTAACGCTGAAGTTATCATTCCTAGAATGAGCATGGATGACGGATCAGTAAATGGATATGAATCTCTACCGCTGGGAGATGTTGAAGAAGAGATTGTGCCTTGCTTTAACGTAATGATTGACCCTACTGCTCAAAGAGATAGGGATGTTCGTTGGATGATACATGCTAGCATAAAGCCATTGTCTTGGTTTGTTGATAACTACGGAGACGCAGGCAAAGCTGTATCACCCGACGCTGTTTCAGGACAAAATGCAGGATACGTAGATTCATACTTAGAAGGTGCAAACGGGTCAGGCAATGGTTGGGTTCAACCGTCAAGTGCAAGATTAAACAATATTGACAGTCGTAAGCATTGTGCTATTGTTTACGAATACTGGGAAAAACCAACTTCTCAATATGAGAACGGTCGTTATGTTGTAAGTACAAACCGAGCATTACTGTATGCAGGTGATTGGCCTTACAAGAAAAAAGATGACTTCCCGTTTATTCCTCTTCGATGGCAACCAAGATCAGGGACACCTTATGGACATAGTCTTTGTTTTGATTTATGTCCACTTCAACAAACTTACAATCGTATCTATAGTCGTTGGTTAGAACAATTTGAAACAAACAAAGACTACTTGATGATTGAAAGGTTGTCTCGTGTTGGCGCTGATGCATTTGATAAATCAAGTGATGACCTTGATGATAATAGTCGTATCTACCGTAAAATTTACTTTGACCGTGGTTCACATCCACCACAAATTATGCGAGCTCCGGGTATATCGCAAGACTTAATCCCATTTATGCAAGCTCTTGAAAAAGACATGGCAGATATTGCTGGCCTACACGATGTAAGTCAAGGGCAAGCACCAGCTGGCACTCCTGCTGAAGCCGTAACTTTATTGCAACGAGCAGACAATACTCAGCATAGTTACATTCGTGCTGATATTGAAATTTCAATAAGTAAAATTAAAGAATGGGAGATTTCACTTGTTGATCAATATGCAATCACACCATTTATTGGTTCTGTTGATGACCAACTTAACCCACGGAACCAAAGTCATCAGGGTGTAATAACATTTGATCAGATTCGTAATGGTGGTCAATTCCGTGTTGTCTACGTACCGGGCAGTTCAATGATGGACACGCCGGAACAGAAACTGCAAAAGATTCTGTTATTACGTCAGATGGGTTTGTTTGGTGACCCACAAGATGCTGATACAAATTCGTTGGCTGTTCGTATGATTCAACTTCCTGAAACATCTGACATCTTGCAAAACTTGCAACTGACTAAGCAAAAGCAAGAACAAATGCAACAGCAAGCAATGCAAATTCAACAACAGCAACTGCAAGCACAAATGGCTCCAAAGCAAGAACAGTTCAACCCAGAAGTTGAACAAGCTAAGGCTCAAATTGATTTACAAAAACAGTTAGCATTGCAAGAAGCAAAAATGCAAGGCGAAATGATGAAAATACAAGCACAAACTGCAGCATCCGGTGAGCAATATGCTCAAAAACATGTTGCAGATATTGCTAAAGATGTGGTCTCAGGAACAGATCGCAACACACCAAAGCCAAAAAGTGGCAAATCAACCAATTAAGGTGTGCTAAAATAAAAGGAGAACTCTATGATGCCTGAAGAGATGGTGACACGAACTACTGATTCACCAGCAGTGGATTCCGGCGATACGGGGTTAAGTAACTCGGTAACAGACTTTATTCGGGATAACGCCGGTCCCGATGATAACTCACAATGGGCGACAAGTGAGCTTGCAGGTCAAGATGCGGAATATGGTGGTGATGATTCTTCTGAAGTAGATTACACGGATGTTGTAGATGACATCCTTGGACTTAAATACGAAAATCAAAACCAGTATCAGGCGGAGCCTACTTCTCCACAACCTGTTCCATATGAGCGCTTTCGTGAAGTAAACGAACGTGCTCGAACGGCAGACGAACTGGAAACAAAACTCAACCGCTGGGGTCGAGTTATTGAACAGTTTGAACAACAAGGATATCAGTCATCGGATGACATTGATCGTGTCATGGAGCAACAACAACAGAGTGCTTATGAAGATCAAGTCCGTAATAGATATCAACAGTTAGCCGATTCGCAGATTATTGATCCAGCTGTCGCTCAAATGCAACAAGAGGCAGAAATTGCCAAATATCGCTACGAGCAACAGATGTCTCAAGTTCAGGGATACATGTTAATGCAACAGCGTGATATTGCAGTTCAACAGTATCCATTGGCACAACGTGCTCCCGGTTTAGTAGACAACTTAATACAAGCAGGATTTAATCCAATGGAAGCTGCTCAAGCTGTACACGAACAGGTGCGCACAATCGCACAGTCTTTGGCCCCTGAGATTGCAAGTAGAATGAATAAGACAAAACGTTCACCACAACCAATGGGTAACGGTCAAGCCGCAAGGATGGCCCCTACCGGAGGTGGTGGTGGTCAACAACGTACAACTCTTGGTTCTCTACTAGGAATCACTAGAGGTCGTGGAACTCTATAAGGAATAGAAATAAATGGCAATCGCATCCGGAGCAGTCCTGCTAGATACACAGGCTATGACTCTTGCCGATCAGGCAATCATCTCTAATGACCCTCTCGTAAAAGAAATTACGAAAGCTCTTCACAAGACGTGGAATGCTCTTAAGGACATTCCTCTTACTACTTCGCCATCGTTGCGTCAAGTCGGTGTTCGATTTACAAACCAAACTGGTTCGTTACCGACCATCAACTGGGCAACAGTTAACGAAGAACCAACAGTTTCTAAAGGAAAACCAAAACAATACGAAGAATCTATGTACTTAATCCGTAATAAGATTCAAATTGACCACGTTTTGCTTGATCAACCAAACAACATTGTTGATCCAATTGAAGCACAAGTTCAGATCTTTATGGAATCGTTTGCATACGACTTCAATACGAAGTTTATAAACAACGACCCAACCGCTGCAAGTGGTGATACAGACTGTTTCCCCGGCCTTCGTTATCGTTTGGCTAACCCAGATCAGTTTGACATTCCTTCTGAAATGTCGGTCAACGCTGGTGGTGTAGACCTTACAACGGCTACTTCCGCTTCTGCTCTTGCTAACAACATGATGTTGTTTATTCAACAGTTGTTAGACAACATGAACTCTCCTGATGGAGATGGTGTTGTGCTGTACGTTTCAGAGCGTCTCAAACGTCGTATTGAGTGGGCTATCCGTAACATGGGCATTGGTGCAGGTTTTGATATTACAAAGGACTCGTTTGACCGTCCTGTAGAAAAATACAAAGCTGCAACAGTCCGTTCCGTTGGTCGTCGTGTAGACGGTGTAACGCACGTTCTTAAGGATGAGACAGCAGCTGGTATTGAAGCTACAACTGCTACTGGACTTGAGTCCATCTATGCTGTTCGCTATGGCTCCGGCTATGCAACAGGATGGCAGTCTGGTCCATTCAAACCAACGTACCTCGGTCTTTCAAAAGAAAATGGCGTTCTTCACAACATTGTCTTTGACTGGGGTGTTGGTCTATGGATGCCTCACGTACGTGCTGTAGGGCGTGTTTTCAACATAAAGGTTGCATAAGGAGTAACTAATGGCAAGAGATTTTCTTCTCAACTTTGGTTCACTAGCTCTATCTGCGTTAGCAGAAGCCAACTCAGGCTTTCCAACCTTTACCTCAAGTTACGTTGTTGGGCCTGCTACTCAGCTTTTTCCAACAGTTATTGACCTTGGAGTAATTGGTGGGCATAACAACCGATCGGAATTGTACGCTAAGACAAATATAAACGTAACAGCTCTTAGCTCGTCTGTAACACTTGCTGATGCTTTTAACTACTGGACATTCAACCCAGTAGTTGAAGCAAGCAAAGATGGCACTAACTATAGCGTTGTATCTACTCTTCCGATTGACTTACTTGCATCTCGCGTATTCTACGCAACTGGTGGTATTACAATCTCAGGTGATGCATCTTTGCAGTTATATGTTCCATTATTTAGCCCAGCAGGAACTGTAACTAGTCAGTTTACAATAACTGGAGGCTCTGATCCTCGTGGAGCTCAAGGATTGGTTGTTGCTGAAGACAACTACCGATTCTTCCGTGTTAGGTTACTTTGTCGTCCAGCTGTGCTTACAGGTGGTACTGCTGGTGCTAACCGAACTATTACGCTCAACGCTACATGCGCAATCGTCAATTCTAAAGACGGGTCTATCTAATATAAGGGAGGGGAAACCCTCTCTTTTTTTTTGAAAGGAAAATTATGGCAAAAGATTTTTTGCTAAGCTCATCGGCAACTGTTAATGATGGGTCAGCAGTTTGGGTAACAGGCGTCCTTGGTGATGGTGTAGCCGCAGCCACTGGTACTACTTATTATAGTAACGGATTGTCAATATGGCCATTTGCTTCTAATGGGCTTACTAAATTGTTTATGCGTTTTGGGTTGGCTCCTAGTACAACAACTGGAA